ACAGAGCCACCTTGGGAAAGATTAGCAGAGAAAGAATATTGTGAGCAAGTAATACATATAGGTAATCAATATGATCTTATTAAAAAAATGATGCCAAATACTATTCCACGTATGGCAATGTTTTTATCTGTAATTCGACCAGCAAAACGTTATTTGATTGGTAAAACGTGGAAAGAAATTGGTGAGCAAGTGTGGGAAAAGCCTGATGAAGGTTATTATTTTAAGAAATCACATGCGGTTGCTTACGCACATTTGGTTGTTGTGCATATGAACTTACTTAACCTTTTGGACTAATTGTATATTCCTGCGTTTAGTTCTGCGTTGTGCTAATTCATTCATACTAACATATGGTCCATGAACTATTTCCGCATCTTTAGCCATAAATGTTCTAATGTATGGTTTAAATGCGATAAATTCTTGTTTAAGAAATATGTTTATAGGAAACATTCTGTTTGACTCCCACCACCATACTTCTCCTAGTTCTAAAAACTTTTCTTTTATTTCTGTGTTTGGTAATGCATTAAAATCGTAAATGCTTATTATAGTTGCGTCTTTATTAAGAATTATGCCGACGACTTCCTTATCAATATATTTAATATAACTGATGAAAGGATACTTTTCTGTTAACTCTTCGTATATGTTCGGCATATAAATATAGTAAAAGGTCTTAAAATATGTTAGTTACTACGGTCTATTTATATAACCAGAATGTCAATCTGAAAATAAAGGCGGACACTGATAAGGAGCATTGGGGGTATGAAATGTATAATCATCCTATAAAGGTATACAAGGGTATTGACAATACCATACAATTGTCACTAAAGAACGACAATCAAAAGTCGTTAACGATTACTGATAAAACAATTACATTTAACATTTTAGATAATGTTGGAGATACTGGTGTAGTATTAAGTAAAACGGCTACAATAGTAGACGGAATTAAAGGAACAGCGAAAGTTGTTATAACAGAAGGTGATCTACTAAATTTAGATTCTCAATATCTCAATTACTCAGTAAAAGTAGTAGACGGTGAATCCAATACTAGTATTGGTTATGTAGATGGCGCATATGATGTATTGGGGCAATTACAAATTTCAGATGGTGTTTTTCCAACACTCACAGATAGCAAAGTTTTAAATACAGCAGATTTTACTGTATCAGGCACGACTCATACAAGTAATCCATTGGTGGCAGATTCCAAACTCAATCAAAACACAGCATTACAAACTGCGGCATTTTATTTTGCAGGCACATTTACTGGCGCTATTGTAATACAAGGTACACTAAACGACAATATTACACTAGCAGATGATGATTATTTTGATATTAAAACATTGAACTTAACTGATCAAACTGGTGTTGGTTATACAAATTGGAATGGTGTTCATAGTAGAATTCGTATTAAATGCACTCCAACTTCAGGTGGTTTAGAAAAAGTACTCTATCGTCCTTAATTTTTTTATGTAAATACATAATGCGTATTAAATTTGTTGTATTAACTGGTGAAGCAGTACCTATTTCAGAAAAAGAAAAATCAATAGATGAGACATTTGATGGAAATATGAAAGAAATTCATCTTTCTAATCTTACTTCCAAATCCGAGTTGGCTGATCTATGTCAAACACCAGGTGCAAATTTTATTACTCTCATGCCTGTGTATTATTTTTTAAAATCCTTTTATAAAAAAGTAGGAAAACATTTTGACAAATATACTTGGTTCCCTCCAGAATATGGTTATAATTCTATAGAATATGTAACATCTATTGTTGATTCAATTATAACAGATAAAATAGAGCTTGTTTGTTTTTCTGTATATTTGTGGAATAATGATGTATCACACAAGATAGCAAAGATTTTAAAAGAACTTAACCCTGATATAAAAATTGTAGTAGGTGGCCCACATGTTGATTATATTAATGTAGATTTTGAAAAACATTGGTATGTTGATTATTTTGTTTATGGTGATGGTGAAGAAACATTCCAAATATTATTAGATAGTTTTTATGAGCCAATAGATGAAAAAACAATACCAAATTTAATAACTAAAGAGTTTAAAACTCAGCATAAGATTTTTAAATTTAAAGAATTCCCTCCGTATAATCAAATTTTAGATGTTAAGGAAGATTTTGAATTAGATTATAATTCTATTATGACTCGCGTGTTAGAAAATAATGTCGATTCTTGGACTAAAATTGCATTGGGTTATGAACGAGTGCGGGGTTGTCCGTATGCGTGTTCATTTTGTGATTGGAGCGCGGGATTGCATAAAAAAGTAAATGTAAGATTAACGAATTGGAAAGAAGAATTTGAATATATTTCAAATTTTAATATAATATTACGGTTAATAGATGCTAATTTTGGAATACATAGAGAAGATAAAGATTTATATAATTTTGTTTTACCTTTTGTAAAAAAGAATCCTAATTTTTCTTTTAATATTTCAAATGTTAATAAGTTACACAAAGAAAAAGTATTTGATATGTTTGAACAACAATATGATCATGGTAGGAGAAGTTTTAAATTATCATTACAAAATATAGATGAAGATATATTAAAAAATATTGATAGGCCAGAAATACCTTGGGAAACTCATAGGAAATTAATGATTGACTTCAAAAAAACTTGTCCTGGTAGTTTATTTCAAGTAGAAATTATAGAAGGATTACCAGGTTCTACTATTGATTTACAAAAAAAGCAGTTACTAGAATTTGCAAAAGTGCCTATTAATCATGTTTTGAATTTCAAATGGCATTTATTACCTAATAGTCCAGCATATACTGAAGCATATCAAAAGAAATATAATTTAATAAAACGTGATGTTGTTATGTTTGAAGGAAATACAATTTTTGTTGATAGTAATATTGAAGATTTATATAATTCTGTAGAGAATAGTACTCATAATATATCGGATATATATAGAGCAGACATATTATATGATAATGAAGAAGGATTAGAAAGTTATATCACTCAATTATATATGTCTACGTTATATAATAAGATAGCATTTATAGATAATGATCATGAAAATAATGTAATTAAATTTAATAAACTTTTAGATCTTACATTACTTCATATTAAAAGATTTGCAAAGCAACACGCAATTGAGTTTGAAAAAAGAACTGATCGCTATGGTTTCTTTATATTTGGATTACCCTATGGCAATGATAAAGTAGTTCGTATTGATTCATTAGCAAATATAATGCTTGAGCGGTTATTTTATAAAGAAATAGATAATCTTGGGAGAAAATCTTCTGAAGATTGGGTCTATTGATATTGACTTTTAGTAGTAATTCCTATATAATAACTATATGAATCAAATACAGTCAGTCATTACGAGCAATTTACCAGGAAGGGTGAAAAAAAGTTCAAGTGGTTGGCATTCCTTTAATGCTCCATGTTGTGTTCATAACGGAGAAACGCAAGACAAACGTGGCAGAGGCGGTATTATACTTAACGGAGAGGCAATATCGTATAATTGCTTTAATTGTGGGTATAAAACAGGCTGGCAACCGGGCAGACCATTGAGTCGTAAACTGCGGCAGTTGATGGATTGGCTTGGCACTCCGGAATCTGACATAAAGCGTCTTGTATTAACTGCTATACAATTAAAAGAGACAGCAATTGAGCAAAATTTAATTCCAGAAGAAGTTGAATTTAATTTTGAGAGGAAAGATTTTCCAGAGCAAAGTAATCCATTAGCATCTGATAATAAACTTATATTAGAATATTTACATAAGCGTGGTTTGGATGAAAATGATTATCCATATTACTGGACGCCGCTTACAGAGACAAAATTTGATAGGCGTGTAATTATTCCATTCTTTTGGCAAGGTGAAATAGTAGGATACACGGCTCGATTAGCAATCCGTGGCAATCCCAAGTATTTTACTAGCACGCCTGCGGGTTATGTGTTTAATATGGACAGGCAAACTGAAGATCGTAAGTTTGTTATAGTAACAGAAGGCCCATTTGATGCAATTGCTATAGATGGTGTTGCAATATTGGGTAGTGATATTGGTGATGCCCAAGTAGATTTAATAGAAAGTTTAAACAAACAAGTAATAATGATGCCAGACAATGATAGTGCTGGCAATAAACTTATAACACAAGCATTAAAATACAATTGGGACGTTAGTTTTCCAACTTGGTATGATACTTGTAAAGATATAAATGAAGCAGTATTGAATTACGGTAAAATGTTTACATTAAAGAATATATTGGATAATGTCCAATCTACAAGGCTTAAAATTCAATTACATCAAAAACGATTACAAATATAGATAATTACAATATATGAATAAAGAATACAACGTAGAATTACAAAAATTATACTTGGAAATGCTAGTAAGCAATCCAGAAGCATTTGTTAGAGTGCAAAATATATTTAATCCACAGAATTTTGATAGAAGTTTGCGTCCAATAGCAACATTTATCTTAAATTATGTAGATGAATATAAGGCATTGCCAGAAATAAAGCAAATAAACAGTAAAACAGGATCTAAATTACAAGATGTTGTAATGGATCAATTAGAAGAACATAGTAATTGGTTATTAGATGAGTTTGAACAATTTAGTAGGCATAAAGAATTAGAACGAGCAATACTAGACAGTGCGGATTTGTTAGAGAAAGGTGATTATGGATTAGTAGAGGCCAAAATTAAGGAAGCCGTGCAGGTTGGCCTTACAAAAGACATGGGAACTGATTATTGGGACAATCCTCGCGAACGTTTGATGAATTTAAAAACAAGTAATGGGCAAGTTAGCACTGGTTGGGAAATGTTTGATAGAAAGTTGTTTGGTGGATTTAACAGAGGTGAGTTACAAATATTTGCTGGTGGTAGTGGCAGTGGTAAGAGTTTGTTTATGCAAAATCTCTCAGTTAATTGGATACTTGCAGGACTCAATGTATTATATTTTACATTGGAGTTGAGTGAGGAATTAACAGCAATGCGAATTGACAGTATGATATCTAATATTCCTACAAACCAAATATTTAAGGATTTGGATACTGTTGAAATGAAAATTAAACTTGTAAGTAAAAAAGCAGGCAGCTTGCAAATAAAATATATGCCAGCACAAAGTAATATTAATGATTTTCGTAGTTATATAAAAGAGTTAAATGTGCAAAAAGGTATGAAAGCAGATGTAGTGTTAGTAGATTATTTAGATTTGTGTATGCCAATAAGCACAAAAGTAGCACCAAGTGATTTATATGTTAAAGACAAATATGTTGCAGAAGAACTGCGTAATTTATCTAAAGAGTTAGACGTTGTGTTTGTTACAGCATCGCAGTTAAACAGAAGTGCAGTAGACGAGATAGAGTTTGATCACAGTCACATTGCGGGCGGTATTAGTAAAATTAATACAGCGGATAATGTTATTGGTATTTTTACAAGTAGAGCAATGCGTGAGCGTGGGCGTTATCAGGTGCAGTTTATGAAAACAAGAAGTAGTAGTGGTGTTGGTTCTAAAGTAGATTTGGAATTTGATATAAGCAGTTTGCGTATACGAGATTTGGGAGAAGATGCACAACCAGAAGAAGATACTTCTTATACAGTGACCCAATCACAATCAACAAATATATTTGATAGAATAAACAGAAGTGCAACAGTGCAACCTAATGAAGACACACCTAAAGTAACTGCTGAAGCAAGTGGAAGTAAAATAAGATCCTTGTTACGCAATATGAATACTCCTGATGAAATATAAATATACATATATTAACAGGAGTTTTTTTAATGGGATGGCATGGTTTATTAGAAGCAGAGTTTCATGGCGCGAAACATTGGGTACTTACTGAACCACTTACCTATGAATTAGAAAAAAGTAGAAGTGCAGGGATGGATCGATGGATTCCAAGTTGGACTAATTTGAATGTAGACGTAAAAACTACGCCCGGGACTATTTTAATCACAGCACCAGTTGGTTATCAAACAGATTTGGCATCCATACATCGCATTATGTGGAATATTATATCACCTTGGGATATTGCAAGGGCGGCGGTAATACACGATGTATTATATGGTGCATTGCGTAAAACTGTGGCAGTAAAAGGATTGAATCCACAAACTATAAAAGTATTGCGGGCCCAAGCTGATAATGTGTTTAGGAGAGGCATGGATGATGCTGATCCAAGTGTTCCAAATTGGAAGATAGTCACTTGTTTTTGGTCAGTGCGCCCTTTTGGTAGGTGGGCAATACGTAAACAGTCCAAATTTGATAATTAAAGAGTCACATTTCAACTAAATATAATAAACATAATGTGACATGTATGACAATGAAACGTAAGACTAGAACAATACTAGAAGAATTGAATTCCTTATATAAGGATCACAATAAAAGTGCGATTATAGAAAATCGTGCTATTCATATCATTGATAGCGCAATTAATTTGGTTAATATTATATATGAAAACTATGACCATGAGATTGCTTCTGAGCTAGAACGCCGTCTCCTTAACAGCATACGTGGACAGGATAATAAAAAGTTTATCCGTAGTATACGTAAGGCTGGTGATAATGAGACTGCATGAAATATCTGACTTCTCAGATACATCTAATATACACATAGATAGGCCACAACCAAAATATCCACACATTCATGGTGGTGAAAGTGGAATGGTGGATGAAATGTCAGAAGAACTAGAACATATTGTAGATAGGTGGGTAAAAGTTGATTGGAAAGATATTGGTGACGAATCTAAAGCACGTTTCAGTAATGTTGTTACAGAATTTATAGAAATTATACAAAATGAAACTATTTGAAGTTCAAGGTGAATGTAAATGGATGATCGTTGAAGCGGACGACGGCAAAAATACTCACATGACTCATATAGAGGATTTAGTATTTTATCAAGGTTACCAAGGTGTAAAGAAAGCAATAAACCACCTCGCACAAACAGCAGAAATGTTAGCAGGAACAAGCGAAGCGGGTAGAATATCTGTAAAATGGGATGGCAAACCTGCTGTAATTGCTGGCAATGATCCTAAAGATGGTAAGTTTTTTGTAGGCACAAAAAGTGTATTTAACGCTAATCCATTATTAAATAAAACCCCTGCAGATATTAGAAAACATCATGGTAAAATACCAGGATTAGCACATACATTAAATATAGCATTAAAACATTTGCGTAAACTTAATTTTGACGGTATATTACAAGGCGATGTCATGTTTACTAAGGGTGATTTGAAGAGTGAAGATATAAATGGTGAGTCATATGTTGTTTTTAAACCAAATGAAATAGCGTATGCTGTTCCAGCAGGTAGTGATTTAGCAAAAGAATTACTTGCGGCTGAAATTGGTGTTGTGTGGCATACATTATATAGTGGTGGTCCTGAAATGTCGGATCTGACAGCATCATTTGGTGCTCGAGCACCTGTAGGAAATAAAAATGTATGGTCACAAGATGCTGACTACAGAGATTTAACTGGTCGTGCTACAATGACTGGACGTGAAACAGCACAAGTAGCAAATGGACTTGATAAATTACAAGGAATTTTACAAAAAATAAATGCAAATAGATTTAATGCATTAATGCAAAATGAAGAGTTTAGAGAGCATATTGAACCATTTGTTAATAGTAAAATTAGAGCAGACCTACCACAAGTTGGAAATGCTAATACTTTTTTGAAAGAATTCATTGATTACTATGATAGTAAAAAGCAAGCAGAAATAGATAAACTTAAAGATGGTGGTGCTTCAGATAAGACACAATCTGGATGGAGTCCGGCCGCCGAAGCACGTATTAATAAAATACAAGCAACTAGAGAATTTATTGAAGATAATAGCAATACGTTATTGGGAATATTGGCAGTTTATAAACAAATTATACAAGTTAAGTCAATATTGATGAAAAAACTTAATGAGATAGAAGGCATACAAGCATTTTATAAAACAGATAATGGTTATGAAGTTGCAGGTCCAGAAGGTTTTGTAGCAATTGACCATGTTGGCGGTGCTGTAAAATTAATTAATAGATTAGAGTTTTCCCGACGTAACTTCCTAGCAAGTGGGTAAATAGTATTATGGGATTTATAACAGAATTATTTGAATCAAAGGCAATACGCAATGCTAACCAAATAAACATGTCTGCAGAACAAGTAGCAGAAGCGGTGTTTATGAATATTTTATCATTACAAGCTATGAGGCATGACCCAAATTCAATGAAATTTGCTCAGGAATATGCAAAAAAGACATTAGCACAT